GAAAGTCTTTGCCCTCCAGCCTTTCTCTGGCGTATCAATGCCCATGATTCTAAACTTCGGTTTGTTTAAGCTGGCTCCCCAGCCTAAGTCTAATGTCTCTGAGTAAAATGTATCCCCGTCATAAACACGGATTTTGCCTTTTGGCTTTGCTACATACGGTCTTATATCATCACTCATCTTTTTCTACCTTTAATTCAAAGGGATATGCCGTAGAGTGTTTTCCTAGAATGCCTAGCTTGCTTCCAAACTTAGACCATTCCCCGACCTCTACCTTGCCATCTTCCATCATGGCTATTCCATATTCCAATGCAGCTTTTCGTTCCTCTTTAGTATCCAGCTGGCTGATAATCCTTTGCGCCAGCACTACCATCTGCTTGTACTCTTTCGGCAGTAACCTAATTAACCAATTCATTATTTGACCTCCCATTCGTGTTTACAGCGTCTGCACCTCATCTTAGTACCGACAGCTATATTATCCCCTGCCTTACGGTTACATTCCGAACACCTGACCTCTAGGCGTATTGATTTATCTTCTTCTTCTGCGGTTGCTCTTGTATTTCTGAACTGTACAACGCACCGACAGTTTGGATGCTCTGGAATCGTATCTACTCCGCTTCCTGAGAATACCTCATCAATAGATATCCATCCATCAGACTCATTGCTCAGGCATTCTTCAGAGACAAGAGCATCTCCAGATGTCACCCATCTTTTTTCTGTGCGTCCTTGGCTCTTCGCAGCTTCCTTTTGACCTTGTCCCAGTGCAGTTGCCGTTTCTGTTCTTGCTATCGTTCTTGCTTTTTCTGTACTGAAAGCGAAATCAGTTTTGAGCTTTGTGGTTAATGTGCCGATTGATTCGCCCTTTTCGATAGTTTCGGAAACTAACACTCCGACTCGCTGTCTGGCTGCATTGGTAATGTTCCTTTTGCCATCTTTTGAAAGGATTGCTCTTGATTCCATTTCGGCAAATAAACTGGCACGTCTTTGAAGTTCTGGGATAGACATATTCGGAGCTTCGGCTGCTAAGACAAGAGCATATGCTTCAGCTATTTCATCAACTACTTCATCTCCGTATTTCTTAAACCAGTTCCAGTCATAGGCATCTATATCTGATGGAGTTATTTTGGTTATATGCTCGTTGATAGTGCGGTCATATGTGATTGCTTCATTGCCGATAGTCTCAAGATATTCAGTCAGACCTTGCAGTTCTACGCGGAGCCTCCGCTTCCATCCACGCTCCATCCGAGAACCAATGATATTACCTTCTTCTATGTAGTTGTCGTTGTCAGCCAGTTTCCAAAGTTCTTCAAGCGAAGGGTAATATCCTCGTTCTTCCTCTTCTGAAGGATTGCCTTCTTCTGGTTCCTCTTCGATTGGTTCTTCGGCAACAGGTGGTTCGGGTGCTGGTGGAGGAGGAGCAGGTGCCTGTATTTGGTCGCCATCCTCTATATCGTCCTCGCCGAATCTTCTTCTTGCTTCATTCAGCGTTAGAATTTTCTTCTCATATCCAACAGACCCTTCATTTATCATTTCAACTCTGTTCTCTGGAACAGGGTCAGTAAAGTCAAACATAAGACCATCGCCGTCTGGATAAAGTTTCAGTAGCTTCTCATTTAACGCCGACCTGATACGCATGAGTCGTGGACGTACAAGCCATCTAGCGTACATAACTTCTGCAGCTTCTGCATTGGCTCTATTTACACTTTCCGTGATTCCCATAATTGGTAGCGGCATTCCAAATGCGCCAAGAATCTGGTCACGCTCAAATCGGCGCAATTGCTCAAACTGCATATCTCGCTGAGTTATTTTTCTATCCTTCCATGTACCTCGCTCAAGGATGGCTACTCGGTGAGCATTAGCAACACCTTGATGCTGGAACCTCCATCGCTCTGCGAGTCTCTCGAAATCAGCATCCTGTAAATTGGTAGGAAACTCAATTATGCCTCCGGGTTCTGCGCTGTTCCTAAAAAAGTTCTGCATCCATTCTGCCGCTAATCTTTCTGCACCTAAGTCAACCATCATAGATTGAACAACCCCGATACCTCTATACTGGTCAAGAGGATTTGGGTTTCGGGTATATATCACATCGTCCTTTTCAAGAGCCATTGCAACCGCACCCACTCTGTATTCATAGCCAGAGATAAACTCAGTAGGATGAGGTATTGGCTTCATTCTGTCTGGCCTTACAACTTGTAATTCGACAGGCACTCCCACACCATTACGGACAAGTACCCACCACATTTCACCTACCAGTTCCATATGCTGTTGACTTGTTTCCAGAAAGTCCTCTCTGGTAATGAATGGATTGGCAGACTTCCAGAGGTCTATAGCTGGGTGAGAATCAATCTCTATCTTTTTTCCTCCCTGTACTCGATATAACTTCCACTCCTGTGCGGCAATTGATTGAGCAATTCTGTTGACTACCGCAAACAGCCAACCGACTGAGGTCATTGCAGAAAGCTGAGTAAGCTGAGACGCAGGCTGTATAGCACCGCCAGTATTAAGATTAACTCCCATAGTTGGAAGTCTTTCTGTATTTATCTTCTGACCTGAAGCTGTATCTAATACTCTGGAAAGAATGGACATTACATCACCTCGTCTTTGCTATCTGCGCAAATAAAATTAACCCAACAGATGCCACTATCACTACGGTAGGTATTATGCCGATGCCATAAATCAAAGCTCCGACCAGCAAGGCCAAGCCAATAAGCTCTACCGCTATAACATATCGCTCTTTAATTTGCATTATAAAAACCTGACATTCGGCTGTCCTTCATTTGATAAATCGGATAGTGCATAAACCAAGGCATCCACCATATCGTCATGCTCAACAGCCACAGGAAACGCACACATCTGGTCTTCTGCCTCTTCAAAGATGCCAACATGATGAACCCGACCTTGCTCATACAGAGCAGCAATCGGTTCGGCTCTCAGCGTTTTACCTCTAGATGCCCTAATAGAATGTACGTTTGCACTTCGACCCATTCCTTCACAGGCTCGGTTAATTGTTTCAATAACCATATCCCCGCCATTGTTCACTTCACAGACAATCTTGTCAGCTTGCCAATGGTCGTAGGCTTCCAGAGCTTTCATAGCCCACTGTTGAGGCGGCAGTCTATACCCAGATGCGCTCATAACGTAGTAGTCACCATCTCCACCCAGTCCAGCCACGACAATACCCGTTTCATCACTGTCAGCATTCGCTGTAACAGCAGGGTCAACAGCTATGACAATTCGGGGGACATTTAGTATCTTAGTCGCCTCGTTCTCTATATACGGCAGCTCGCTACGCCTGTTGTTATCAATCCATTCAATACGCCACAAGGCTCCTTCTATTTCATCTACAAACTCGCCGAGTAGTTCCTGACGACCTAGCCTAGTGCCGCCATAGCGACGTTCAAGTGCATCTACAGCAGACTTAGCCAGTGCTGGATTATCGTACATAGTTCCATGAGTCGTAACTGTTCCGTCCTCTGACTCCAATGCTCTTACCCACTTGGCAGCTTTCGGTGTGGTTGTTGCTATAATCCTTGGGCTGTCGCCGAGCCTTACTCCGAATGTAGCTTGGTCGTAGCTCTCTCGCTTCCAGAGTGCTAACTCATCTGCCCAAAGCAGCGTCCACTGTGGGCCATTCCAACGTGCTGGCTCCTCAGCTCCCATGAACTTCACATACCCACCATCCTTATGCTTTGCCTCTAGCATTGAGCGATTCCATTCAAACTCTTCTCTCGCCATGCTTATGAGTCCCGAGTCTCCCTCTGCGCAGACCTCTCTCGCTCCTTGTATGGTAGGTGCGCCAACTCCTACCCTTGCCTTCCTCCCGTACTTCCGCAGATGGTCTAGTACATACCTAGCTCCCGCTTCTGTCTTTCCTGAACCACGTCCTCCTAGCATGACCCATAAACGCCACTCACCTTCTGGTGGTACTTGATGAGGATATGGCTCCCACAGTCCTCTCTTACGGTACACAAGACCGTGCTTATCTGCGCTTCTTGAGGCTATGCTTAGAGTGCTAGTCATCAGATGTCTCCGATAATGCCGCATTCACCACTAAGTCCGTCCGAGTAATGAAATCATCAATAGCTACCTGAGGAAGAGAATGCTCCCGTACTATCCCAGCAAAGACTTGAACTATCTGGTCAACGACTACTGTATACGCATGTATCCGAGCCTCTGTGCGGTCTGTCACCTCACCTCTAGCTAATCGTTCCAGCTTCGAGCCTTCTGTCATGAGCCTCGCTGTATCCGATACCGTTAGCTGAAAGGTAGGGTCTATCTGTAGTCTGTCGTAAGTGTTACGCATTCCTAATCCAGCGATTCTCTGGGCGGCAGCACCGAGGTCTGCCTGTTTCTTATTCATCTCGTGCAGGTCAGCCATCCGCTCTTCATCACGCTTGGACGAGGCAGCTTGGTCGGCAGCACGTATGCGTCCTTGCCAATCATATTTCACAGAATAATTCTTCAGCGTGGTCAGTGCCAGTCTCAGTCCACTCTCAGTCAATATATTATGGAGCTTCTCAAGACTTCTCTCTGGCCCCATCATCAGATAGATTTCAAAATAGCCATCAGATTTTTGTTTGACTGTAGGTCGGTCAATTTGTGAATTAGTTGTTGACATGAATCACCTTCTTATTTTTAGCCATAGAATTAACGAACTCTGAGCGTGATTCTTTAGGTATTTTCGCATAGGTAATATTCTTAAGTCTTATATTCAGTATATTTCCAGCTTTTCTGTATGTTCGGGTAAGATGCGGATAACGATTACAAACTTGATGTATAAGAGTTTCTCTTCTGGTTAGTCTCGCTTCTATCCCTCCTAATTCTTGACTTATGCCTCCCTCGGTATTATCGAGTAGGTATTTGGTGCGTATTCCTAGGTACTCTAGTCTAACGACCTGTCCATGTGTGGTAAAGGATTGTAATGTCGTTTCCCAGTCGTCATTTGAGCCTCTTCTATTTGTAAAGACTGAATCACCCGCATAAGAGCCGAAAAAGGCACCTACTATAAAACGCAATCCCACAACTGTTTGGTCATTCATGAACATGCCGTTATATACAGGATAGATTCCCCATAGTCTAGCATTTGCCGCTTCGCATTGAGAAAATCCATCTTCTGCGAGGTCGTCTATTGTGCCTTCATATGGTGCTACCCCATTTCCGTCCTTTATTATCAATGCTTCTATATCATCATCGGAATTTATGATTCTAGTTCCAGAGGGAAAATAGCGATGGTACCATTCACGAGCATTTACGAGTCCTATCTCAGCGACCTCAATACGCCAATTTGTACCGACTGAAGCCTCGTATAATTCCTTCTGCTCAGCATTGGCGCACACTATGACAACTCTGTCCCTATCGACCTTCAAATCGTCTAATGTTTTTAGAGTCTTATTCTTAATAGATTCTGACCGACCATACGAGGGTATCGCTATTCGGTAGTCCATAAGCCTGCTCTCTTCCATTCTCTTTCAGTTTTTTTTCGCTGTATTCGTGCTATTTCTTCATCACGGGGTAGGCAGTCTTTCAGTGCTTGAGTGGAAAACCACACTACAGAGTACCGAACTGCTGTTTTTCTTGTTTTAAGAACTGGCGTAACACCATGCCATACGTTTTGAGCCTCGAATAAAGCCATAGAGCCGTCTGCAACTTCTAAAGCTACCCTAAGTTCGGGCATCACGAGATAGGAGTCCTCTATGTCCTTCTTAATCGTCAATTGACTGTTCCAAGTTTTCGGAACATTTCCAGCATCCGTATGACCGCCAAGTGCTGAATTTTTATTGACTACTCCGCTCGTATAAACACCTGAAACCAGATGCTTCTTGTCCATTTTCGCTGTAACTGTTTCCAGATGCTGTTGATAGACGTGTGGTACTAATTCCGAGTAAGCCTCACTAGCGTATTTACCGAGTTCACAGAGTCTCTCATGCAGTTCTGGGTAACTGGTAGCTAATGCAGCTATATGGCAGAAATCATGCCTGCTTGCCCTTCTTGGAACCCATCCAAAAGTTTGTGTAGCAGCCGACAGTCCAGCAGTCCTTCTTTGTGGGTCAAAATAGAAATACAGTTCCTCAAGTGATACAAATAGCTCATCTACGTCTTTTTGAGGCCATGCTCCAGTAGGCAAATATATCGCCACCAATGAATTGTCACAGTAAACCGCAGTCGGCTCAGTTACTAAGACATCATAATCGTTATGAGTAATTATTCGGTGGTCTTTCCTGTTAATCGGATGCCACGTCGTATCTACCCTAGCAAGGTTACTGATTGTTTGATTCATAGTAGGTCACGAGTGCTGCTAACAGTTCTGAATTGGTGGAAATCCCCAGTCTGTCCATAATGTCCTTCATACGCATAAGCAAGTTCGTATATTCTTCCGTGTTGTAATACAGAGTGATTTGCTTAACTGTTCCCTCATTGTAGATTGCTAATGCCTCATCCATCGTTCTACCAGATATCGTGCTTTCTACTGGACTTACTCTGCGTAGCAAATCATGGAGGTCTGCATCGTCAAATCCAATGCCTTCCCAGATATCCGCAGAACTCTCGTTCAATTCTTGTAGCAAAGATAACAGTTCTGTCTCATTCCATCCCCCAAGGT